ACCACGTCCGTCGTCCAGAAATCTGAGCCAGGCGATGCCGAGCTATCTTCGCTGCAACAGAATGTTAAAACGTAATTCCACCCGCCACGTCCTCGTGGCCCGTCGTCGCACACATCAAATCGATACATCATCCGCGAATCCAGTCGTCCGATCTGTCTAATCCTGCCCATGCTGCAACCGCCTCCTTTGGGGAGCTCTGCGGAGCTCCCCACGTTACGTTTTGGTTTATTTGGGATCGAGGCCGCACGCATCGCGAAAACGTTCAGAGTTAAAACGCGCGTTTTCGCGTTTCAGCTCTGAGCTCAATTGTTCAACGAAGAAGGTTGCGTCAAGTGTTTTCGCGGCGTGGGGTTGATCGGGGACATCTACGGAACGGCGTATCGTCTCTGCGATTATCTCATAGTGTTTCCGTGTCATCTGAGCACCTCCTTTATAGTGATGCTTAGATTGTTGCGCGCCATATACATTATGTCAATAGACACATACAAATAGAGATACGTCGGGGTTTGCGTGGGGGTTTACGTGGGGTTTAGTCTAGTAGTGCGATGCGGCGCGAGGTGATTGCGTTTTGTTTAGCGTCACTGACGGCGATGGCCCACCAAGCGCACGTGGAGCCCTGCCCCATCACGCGCGGCGCGAACATGTCGCCAGTTACAAGCGTGCCATTCAAAAAAATTGCGGCGGAGCCCGACAGAATTTCAATGTGTCCGAGTCGGTGGAAATGACCAATACAGCAGATGTCAAACGCTCCGAGCTTTGGCCCGAAAATTCTTTGATCATGCCACGCGCTCACTTTCTTTTCTATTGACTGCCATGATCCGCTGCCCTTAATGTCGTGACCGTGATGAAATAATATTTTTTTTCCCTTGACGCGCTCGATCCTGTGCAATAGATCTCCGCCCAACGCGAACGTTATTCGCTTGTGGGTTAGTTCGTTTTTTAAACATGAGTATGCCTGTCTGTCGTCGCTGTCAGTCTCTGCCCTAAACCTGCCTTTGCGTCCGTGGTTGCCAACTATTCCAACCACGCGAACGCTCTTAAAAATTCTAGCCGCTGACTCAATGAAAGGCGCTGTAATTTCTGCGAACCGTTCGGCCTGTGCTGACGCATCTGTTATTTCCTGCTCGTGCGATTGTGTTGGGTAAATCTGTACGCCGTCCACAACATCGCCGAGAAACGCTATGAGCAGCTCGTCAACATCGAGCCCCGACAGATCGCGCTTGAACTCATCGAGCTTCGCGGGGAGCTGGTCGAGGCGATGAGATGCGACGAAGGAATTATAGTCGTGGAGTCCGGGCACACAAGTGCGCTCGCCTATGTGCAAGTCAGACGCAAGGAGGATAATTGACGCCGTTGGCTTTTTCTGCCGTCGCATTTATTATTACTCCCCTAGTTACTAAAGTTACTAACTGAGTGAGCGCGAGCAAAGTACAAGTCAACTACACGTCAAGCACAGGCCAACTACGATGACAACTATAATTAATTATAGTGCTAACTGCTGATCCTGTCCCAGACTGTGACTGTTTTCTGATAGCACAGTTTCCCAGTTCCTGCTATTGACAGAATGACGGTCCATTCTGTCAGGGTCTGGGACAGCTCGCCCCGCTTTCGCTATAATATATTAATAGTTGACGGACACAAACTTGAACTATGTTTACACACGCGAACCGCAAAACAAGTTCACTGTGTTGCGCTCCGTTTGCTCCCGTCCTTTCTCCGTTCCCTGTCTCCGTTCCTTGTCACTCAAGTACACGTCAAGCACAAGAGGCGTTCGAGCATCAGGCTATCCCTCGACGCACGCAGGCGAGCCCAAAACGATTTTATCGCGTCGTACAAAACCTGTGGCGTCATCAAATATGCCTGCAAGGTTGCCGGAGTCAGCAGGCAGACCTACTATACATGGCTCAACGATTCTCAATTCCGCGATGAGTTTGCGCTAGCAGATGATGAGATAATTGACGATGTTGAAAATGTTCTGTTGCGGGAAGCGCTGAAAGGTAAACACTGGGCGGTCACATTTTTTCTGAAAGGCAGGAGGAAAGACGTCTACGCAGACAAGTCACAGATTTCCCTAAGCCTTGAACAGCTTCCGCCTGATTCTGGCGACGAAATCGGCCCCGCGTCGATTATCGACGTGGTTGGAGCGCTGCCAGCACTGGAGCTCACAAAAGAGCAGCATAACGAATAAAATTTTGGTCCCCCCATTCCTGGGCGATTGCACCCTAAACAGACAGAATTTCAAGCCGATTTTAACAGGTACCGGCTTTTTTAAAAAATCGTCTGAAACCCTTGTAAATCAAGGCTTTTAGAATACGCCAGGAGAGATCAAAAAAGCGAAGTTTTCAAGCACGTTTTCAAGCACGTTTTGGGAGCCACAGAATGAATCCGGCCAGCCGCTTTGTGTCGCATACTTCGGAGACACTGCCGAGACAGTTGTGGGCGAGTGCGTACAGACTCCGAGCGACAGCACACACGGACGCTCCGCAGTGCGAGGATGCCTGTAGGCGCGAGTTCAGCACCTACTTGGTGAAACATGCTGAGTTCAAGCCGTGGCCCTGTCAGCAGACGCTAGCAACTGCCCTGCAAGGCGAGCGGTTGATAAGTATTTTGAAAGCTAGGCAGCTTGGAGTGAGTACGGCGCTGGCGGCTTATGCGTTGTGGGTGGCGAGGTTCCAGCCCAGTAGCCTAGTGTTATTGATGAGCAAAGGGGAGAGAGAGGCGGTAGAGTTCCTGCGGAAGGTGAAGGAGGCCATGCGGATGGATGAGGCGCACACCCTCCCCCCCCTTGCCAGCAGTCAGACCCAGTTGCTATTCCCTAACAATTCTCGCATTATAGCTTTACCGAGCACAGAAGATGCAGGTATTGGGTATACCGCCACGGTGGTAGTATGTGACGAGCACGCTTTTCACCCCTATGCAGAGGCTAATTTCGCCGCTGTAAAGCCTACTATAGACGCAGGGGGGCAGTTAGTAAGCGTAAGCACTGCCAACGGTATGGGTAATTTCTACCACACCACCTACCTGGACGCCAAAACCGGAAAAAACGGATTCAGTCCGATATTTTTCCCATGGTGGCAACGCCCGGACCGGGATGATGACTGGTATGGGAGTATGACACGTGAATACTCCACCCACCAGCTACATCAGAATTATCCCCGTGACGATGTGGAAGCCTTTGTACAGAGTGGCCGCCCCGTATTCAGTTCCGACTACCTGTTACCCACAGAACGCCCGGAATTGGATCCGATACACTGGCCAAAAGCCTTACGGGGGATGGATGGCCTGCGTATCTGGCAGGCACCCCGCCGTCACCGTTCCGAACGATATTATTTATTAGGTGCCGACCCTGCGGAGGGCCTGGCGCACGGCGATTACAGCGCTTTAGAAGTAATTGACAGCCAGTCGGGGGAGCAAGTCCTGGAAATGGCGGGACACTGGGAACCTGACCAGTTTGCAGAGCGAATTCATGCTGTAACGAAGTGTTACCAGGGGAAATTGGGGGTGGAACGGCAGAATCACGGACATGCCGTCCTACTACGCCTACGCCAGCTGGGCACCAAGGGTTTGTATTATGAAATTCCCAGGGAAACGCAGAAAAAACGCATGCGGGCGGGGCTGGTCGGTTGGTTGACAAGTTCTGCAAGCAAACCCATAATGATTGATGAGTTGGAAGAGGCAATAAGACGCTCTTTTTTGACAATACATAGCGATATTTTGCAACATGAAGCCTTATCTTACCAGCATTATCCAAATGGGAGCACAGGAGCACCACAGGGCATGACGGATGACCGGGTGATCGCCCTGGCTATTGCATGGCAGATGCGTAAACACACCCGTCAAAAGGATAAACAGGTTCAGGAACCCGAATTCATGACAACAGCTCATTTCAAGAAAATGTCAGCAACGAAAACCAAACGGCGGTTCCTGATAGGGCATGGCCACTAGCCCCATTATGATCTGTTGCTGGTGTCGCAAGAAAGCGCGTTATCATTCGGACATATCAGAGCGCTATCAGGGGTGGGTGGAGCTCAAGTGCTGGCAATGTTGGGGAGTAAGTTATGTCCGCATGAAGGATTAACCAATGCGGGAGTCAGAAAAGGACGCAAAGCCTTCAATTACGGCAGGATTTCATGACTCGGACGCCCTGCGCCCCGCGCTCGTCCTGGTGGAAGAGCCGGTAGCACCTGCGGATTTGGACTTAAAGCCCGATACGGAGACGCTCGATGTGGAGTCCGAGGCGTTATACCGGGTGGCGATTGACCAGGCACGGGGTAAAATGTCCAACCTGGAAAGAAAAGTATTCGATGCACACATGTTGGGTTACACGGTCAGGGAGATGGCTGATGGGTTGATAGAAACTGGTTATGCCGGTCTGGGCATCTCAAAATCCAAAGCACACCGTTGCCTGAAGGCGGCACTTGACATGGTGCAATCACGTATTCACCGATTGATTTAGGACGCTTGCCTGCCCCGGTGCGTCAGTGTGGAGCGGTTGCCTCGCGCAGCCCTCCACACATAATTACAGGGGAGAGCGGATATGCTGGTTGGGCCTAACAGACGCCGCCGATTAGGTGCAAGACGCCCTTTCATGAAAGGAAAGCGTATTTTCCTGATGGAGCCACCAAAAGTGACAGGACTCGAACGCGCTTTAATGGTATTCGTATCGCTTGTTATGATGCTTCTCATCATGGGCACACTAACGGGCATGTGTTGGGTCGTTGTTGTTTTCGCCCGGTGGCTAACGGGCGACTCCTGGTGGCCCTTCGGATCTTACTTTTCATAGGCAGTCCTTATGGATGTTACGGGGCCATACATTGCAAGACTTATCGCAAAACTTGTCGAGGGTATTATTGCGGATTCGGCATCATCAGTCATGGGTGTATTGCTTGTCCTGACTGTTTTTGCTATAATTTTCACTCTGCTTGTAACGGAGATCAGGTGGTGTAGATTATTTCGGCAATACCGGTGGCCAGCGATAAATGTTTGGAGAGGCTTGTTCCTGGTCACGGTTTTCATCGCTATCTGGGCTTATAGCCAGCAGTTTCACATTACTTACACAATGGGGAACGGGCGTTCGATGGAGCCCACACTCCATGACCGGTATGACCTTATTATTTATCGGTGGGTCCAGGAAGTAGATGAACTTCAGACCGGCGACATTGTGTCTGTTCACGTAAAGGACACTGATGGGCAGGAAGAGTATTGGGTTAAGCGTATTGCGGTATTCAATCACTACAATAATGAGGTTCTGTTATTTGGCGACAACTGGCTCGAATCTTATGATTCGCGCAAGATAGGTGCAGTTTCAGCGTTCCGCATTGATAAAAAGGTCATAAAGGTAATACACCTGCATGGGAAACCAGATTGAGCCAATTAAGCGACAATATTGCGGGCATCCAGACAGGGAGGCGGAAAGCACATGTGGAAGCCAAAAAGTGATACGGACCGGCAACCAGGTCGTCCACTTGTTGAAATTTTCGCAGAAGCCGAGGTGGAAAACTTTAACAATAAGGTGGTAGCACGACCCCTTATTGAAACATGGTGCGAAACCTGCCTGAAAACGATGCAAATTTATAGTTTTTCCACTGAAACATGGTATGCCCTTCCCAGGTGTCCGAAATGTATGGGGCGTTTAAATCCAACGGCATATCAGCCCCAACTGGAACGGAAAGATTATGAAAAGGTTTCGGACATATGGAATAAAAATTGGAATAAAAACAATGGAGATTCAGCTTAGTGCCAAATTACGAATTCGTATGCCGTCAATGTCAGGCAAATGACGAAAGGTTGTTGCAGTGTCGTGACCGTAACACCGTCCAGACTTGCAATTGCGGTGGAGCGCTGGAGAGAGTCCAGAACTACAGGAGCATGACAATCCAGGTTCCGCGTTCGTTCCGGGTAGAGCGATCTGACCTTGTTCAACCCGAGGACGAAGAGTTAATTGCCGCAAAACGCAAGTCAGGGGAGTTTACGCCCTGGAAAGGTGGACGGTGGACTTGAAACAAGGTTATTTTCAGTTTTGGTATGGTGTGGACGAACAATCAAAAGACGGCAGGAAATATTACGAGCGCAAGTGGGACGCGAAACAAGAAAGATGGGTGCGGCCCCTGGAATCTCCAGTTGAGAATGATTCTCAACTGGCCCCAGGTGTTCCCCCCAGGGAAGAGGATGCGTTCCCCCCTAATTGAAGCTCATGCTGATAACCTGGGAGTTGCCCAGGCCATTTTGGGGAGTGTGTGTGGATGAAGAAGTGCTGCAATCAAGAACATAGCCGTTGTGCCATTCATTTTTTCTGGTCGATTTTGGGGGCAGTAGGAATTTGGCTCTTAGGATTTACGATGGGGCGTTTTATTGGACAATAAGATAGCGTAATTGGGGCAGGACGAGCAGATGCTGGGGGCAGGAAGCACGTGAATTCACGGTGGCTGACACAGAGAAACTTAGAACGCGACAAGACTACATTCATAGAGTGCGAGGCCGCATTGACGGCGCCCTGCGGTATTACAATACCACGCTAAAGGGTATTTACCGCCGGATGCTCCAATATTACACCGGTAATCATTGGGGCACTCCTCCAGGCGCTTCTGCAAAGGGCGACCTTCCCGACGTTGATCTCGTTGTCGTCAACCGCATCATGCCATCCATCCACATTAAGGTGGCAACCCTTGGCTTCCAGGATCCCGAGTTCTATGTGCGTTGTCCTGGTTGTGACGACGATAGCCGGGAGGAAGAAGAGCTCAAGGTCCGCGAACTGATGAAGTCCACCTGGCGCAGGATTCAGGCGCAGGACGAAATACGCCTGTTGGACCTTGACCGACGCCTTTTCGGTTATGGTATTTCCCGCATCGGCTGGTGGCTGGAAGAACAGGATGGGATGATCCGGGTTGACGAGCCCCGTCTTTCCCGTGTGAGTCCTGGTCGCTTTCTGACTGACCTGGATCTTACGCGCCCCAACCTGAAACATGCCCGCTGGTGCGCCGAAGTTCTTTATATTCCCATAGAAGAGTTGCAGCAGAATACGGAGTGGGAGCATGTTGACAAGGTTGTTCCAACTGCCACGGAAATGCCCCGGTTGTTAAGCCCTGCGAACCTGGCTGATCCAAAGCAGTCAGTAGCCCGGAAAAGCTCCACCAGACCTGGCTATGCAGTTATTTATGACTATTGGGACCGTCAGACTGGCGTTCACATGATTGTGCCGGAAGCACCGAATGACCTGGTGCTGATGATTGAGGAAGATCCGTTTGGATTTGACGACTTCTTCCCGTTCGAGATCCTGCCCAATATCATTGTGCCCGACATGTTTTATGGTATTAGTGACCCGGAAAGCGTGGAAAACCAGCAGCTCGAGATCAATAAGCTACGCAGTCTTTCTGTTACTCATGCTGGCCGCGCTTTACCCCGCTTGCTTACCAAGCAGGGTGCGCTGTCCCCCAGGGGGGAGAAAGCGCTCGAAGCCGGCTCAACAGATGTAGCCGTAGAAGTGGACGGTGAATACCAGGGCCCGATGGAAGATGCCGCACGTCCGCTCCACATGCCCAATATGAACACGGAACATCGTCACATAGAATTCCAGAGCCGCATTGACTTTGATGAAATTATAGGAGTCAATGACTTTAAGCGCGGCACGCCCCTGGGAACAAAACGCACGGCAACCGAAGTTCAGCAGATTGCCATGCAGGGCGGGGTGCGGGCCGAAGATGATCAGCAGGTATACGAGAGGTTCCTGAAGCGTAACGCGGAGAAATTATATCATGTGCTCCGCAGGTTTCAGGATCAACCCCTGGTATTGGAAATCGTACTGCCGAACGGGCAGTCCATGGTGGCCATTAAACCGTCTGAACTCCCGGAAAACTCGGAAATAGATATTGTAACGGGTTCGACTGCGTTTCAGGATCGCGCTCAGGAGCGGGCCGATATGCTTACGCTTACTGGCTATCTCGCTCAGATCCCTGTGCCGATACCGCCGCACCTGGACCCAATCGTTCGCCGTGCCCTCAGAACATTTGACTTGCGGCCAAACGAAGTTGATGAAATTATGGACGCCATGGCACAGCCGCCGGGTGGCGCCGGTGGGATAGAAGAACTTCTAGCTGGAATGGGACAAGGTGAGGGGAATGGAGAATCTGGAGGCGGGCCTGGCGGGCCAGTTGGACCTCTTCCTCAAGGGGGCGCAGCCCCAGGAGCGCCCGTCGCGGGACCCTTCGGGGCGTAAACCTAAAAACGCGAAAACAAGAAAGAAGGCAATCAAGGTTCCAAAACGGAACATAATGAAGGCGATTCGTCGCCGAAAATTGAGGGTGGAGAGATAATGCCTATCGCAGACGTTTTAAGTGATTTGATTGGTATTGTGGAACGATGGGAGCCTGAAAGCCCCGAGGGCCGCCAATACGAAGCCGAGATTATGAATGTCATTCAGATGTATGAGCCGGAAGCCATGGAAGGGGATATGCCAGTTGAACCGATGGCTGAACCCGGAGCAGGGCGAGAACCAGTTGCCGATAATTATGCAGCCGCCCAGGCTGCTGCGCCTCTCATGATTGACGCGGTCCGCAGGCGGATGGGGGGAGGCGAGTAATGGCAAAGGGAAAGTATAAAGGACCCATCGAAGAACCAAGGCGTTTTTCTGGCGGTGGCCAACCCACCGTAGACAGGAGTGTGTTGCGACGGCTCGGAAGAGTCCCTACTGGTCGTATTATGGGGAAAATTACGACAGAAGAACCTATGTCCAGGCTTTACCCTGCTCAAGTGAAGCATCGTGATGCCACGCAGGACATGAAAAGGATTGATGCGCGTGTCGAGGGGAAGAAACCCGACCCCGATCATTACCCGGATACGCAGAAAGGCAGAAAATCATATCGTCAGGACCTGGAGGAGTGGGGAAAAGAGCAGTCAGCCGACACATGGAAGCCCGGTATGACGATAGAAACAAGAAAGACGGTAACGCCATCCAAGCCCAAACTCAAAAAGGATTCTAAGGTTGTCGGGGCAGTAAAACGTCGGCGCACGAAAAACAATAAATAGGAGATTTTCATGCCAAATGATGATCGCGGTTTTGCAGAGGGCAACCAGTTATTCGACATGCAAACCAGGCTGAGGAATATGCCACCGACTGACCCTAACCGGTGGCATCTGCAAAATAGGATCCTTGAGATAGAGTCCCGTTCCATGCACCCAAGCCTGCCGCCTGGCTTCAATACGCCTTTGGGCCAAAAAAAATTGAACCAGCAAAGGCAACGGTGGAAGGATTTTCGAGGGATGCCTCAGCAACAACAGTCCCGTGGTGGAACCATGGGGATAGGTGGCCTCCTGGGAGCGTATGAGCTGGTTAATAAATTATTTGGCGGGCAGAAAAAAAGCCAGCCAGCTCAATCAGCCGCAGACTATAGAAAACAGATAGAAGCATCTCAAATGCAGGAACGGGTGAATAGGGTAGGCCGAGTGGATGACATCCAGTACTTGAGTGATCTTCTGGATGCGTACCCGGGTGACCCAGCCATGGTTTACAAACTTTATAAAGACAGGCAGATAGCGGTTGGTCAGGGGGAAACCCAGCCATCCGTTGTCCAACGCCGAACACAATAATAAATAAACGATGCGTGCAGCCTCCAGGGGCTCAGTGCGCGTTGCGAAGCAATCAAATGTAAGGAGGCGTTACACATGTCAGAAGACATTCTCGGCGGACAGACACCCATGGGTGCCACTGATGCACCGTTCGAGTATGATGCCGCAGGCGAGCAAACGCCCGAAGAGGCGGCGTTCGATCTAAGCCAGGTCGATCCGGCAGCATTAGGCGACCAGGGCCAGGCACTTTACCGGGATTATACTCAAAAGTCCCAGGAGATTGCCGACACTCGACGCGAGCTTGCCGAGGAAAAAGCACGGCTGTCGTGGGCGGATAACATCAATGAGCTTTCCAAGACTAATCCGGCTCAGGCCAAAGAAGTCTTGGAGTTCATCGCCAATCAGCTGGGGGAAGGGGAAGAGCCTGTTGCGGCAGCGCTCCCGCCTGAAATGGAGTTTGCGACTGATACCGAGCGGATGCTTTGGGATCAACAGCAAGCAACACAACGCCAGTTATCGACAACCTTGAATGAAATCTCGTCCCTGCGGGATAACCAGGCAGATCAAGTCCTTGAAGATGCCCTGGGAGATGTGCGCAAGAAATATGGGAACTTCAATGAGGCTTCCGTATTGAAGGAAATGGAAGTTTCCGGTATCACCGATCCCGAGAAAGCCTTCCGCATTGTGAACTTCGAGAACGCGGAGGCCCGTGGCGTCGATATGGCTCAGGCCAACTTGCGGGGAAAACGTCGTGCTACAAGTCCGGCCTCTCAGGCCGCACACAATGTTCGACATGAGCCTGCCATCAATTCTGTAGAGGACGCTTTTGCAGCCGCAAAACGGGAATTAGGAATTAGCTTACCAGTTTGAACGCGGACCAGTCGAAAGACACGAAATCCAATAGGGAGTAAAAGGTGAAATAGATGCCTACTACACCAGCTACGTTGGGCTTTAGCGATTATACGGCCCTATTCACAACTACGCTGGCTCGATATGCCGAAAAGACACTTACGGACAACATATTCGCGTCCAGCGTTATTCTGACAAAGATCAAAGAAAGCGGGCGTTATCTTCCCGCACCAGGCGGCGTGTTCATTTTGGAACCGCTCCTGTTCGGAAAGAACGCCACTGTCAAGTCTCATGACCCGTATGAAACCATAAGCGTTACCCCACAAGAGGGGATCGGCGCTGCCGGCTATCTCTGGAAAGAGGTTTCCGGGTCTGTCGTTATCAGTGACCGTGAACTTGCCGAGAACAAAGGGGAACAAGCGGTCATCAACCTCATGCAGTCGAAAATCACCCAAGCCGAGGGTTCATTGCAAGAAGAGATTGCAACCCAGCTGTTTGCAGACGGCACGGGGAACTCCGGCAAGGACTTGATTGGTCTTGCTGCAATCAACTCCAACACCATTACCCTGGGCGGTATCGCACCTGGCACCTATACATGGTGGAAGCCAGGCTCTCTGACAGGCAGCGTTGGTGCTGTAACCCTTAAAGTCATCGGCAATTCGATCACGAACGCCACGAAAGCTCCCAATCGCCCCGACCTTATCGTTACGACGGGACTTATATGGGACTCGCTGGCAAACACCCTTCAAGGCCAACAGCGCTATGTGGACAAAGACGCAAAACTGGCCGACGCCGGATTCGAGAACTTCACCATACGCGGCATCCCCGTTGTATGGGACGAGCTCCAGGCCGCCCAGACCATCGACTTCCTGACCACAAAGAACATGGCACTTCGGTATCACCCGGATTGGGACTTCAAGACCACCGAAATGCAGCGGCCACCTAACGCCAAGTACCAGGCGGCTCTCGTTTCCTTCATGGGGAACATAACCGTCAATCGCCGCAAGAGCTTCGCACGGCAAACCGGCGTTACGCCGTAATGACTGAGGATCGTCTCAGTAAGCAGTAATAGTCGGTTCCTATTTCGAGAAATTCACATTGAAGGAGGTATGGTAAATGGCTATCGGTCCATTACCAATTATTCTTAGCGAATACAAGCAAGTGACTGCGAGTGGCACAGCTTTCGCCACCAACACCTTGGTGCACGGGCTCAAGGGGCATGACGGCGCTGGAATGGCGCCCCGTTGGGTTATCCTGATTGGCAACAATGCTACTGGAGACAGCGCGATAAATACTACGAGTCTCGTTTCCACTGACGGCACGAATATCTTGTGGAAAGCCAGCAAGGCGTCTGGCGTCGTTGACATATATTACGGATAAGCGAGCGCGATCTGAACGCCCGCCGGTCTGTAAAAAGCCGGCGGGCAGCATCAGTATGCTGAAGGAGGGGAAATGCTCAATCACGTAGATAAGCAGCGACTATTGCAGCTAGCGGTAACTCGGCGACTTGACGCAACACCACCCGAGAAAACCCCGCATTACCAGGGAACACCATTCACGGACGTAACAGAAATATTGGGTGCGCCGTCAGCCGCCCAGGCTGTGGGCACGGAAAGTTCTCCCGAGTCCCCCTCGGAATTCACGCAAACGCCTTATGCAGACGTAGTAACAGGAGATAACACGAAGAACGTAATGCGCGTGCCTGTTCCGCCCGCCCCGGAAGCCGAAGAGATGCACACGGCATTGCCGGGGGATCCCAATGAACTTCATGCTCCTATTGAAATGCTAGGGGAGGATGGCGAGAAGTTCCTTGTGCCTGGCAAAGATGAGATCATGGCTAACCTGTCTATTGGCGACCAGTTTGAACGAGAAGAACCAGCTGTTGAGGAACCGATAGCGGAAGCTGTTGCACCTAAGAGAAAGAAAAAGGCTGCAAAGAAAAAGACCAAGACAAAGAAATCCACGGCGCGTAGTCGCCGATCCGAACAGGAGCAGGCCGAATGAATCGCGGGGAACTCCGGGCCTACGTTCGACTAAAACTCAAAGAGCCGTCTGAAACAGCCTTCCGCAATGAAGATATTAACGCGGAGCTGGACAATGGTTATCGTGACCTGGCGCGTCGAACGCACTGCTTTGAACGCAAACAGACTATCACGAGCGTTGCCAACCAACTCGAGTATACACTGGATAATGATGTAGTAACAGTAAAAGCAGTATTATTTGATGGTAACGCATTGACGGATTCTACCAGGACACGGCTCCAGGCTCATGATGCCAAGTTTTACCAGCGTGAAGGCTCAACACCTCAAATATTTGCCACGCGAGGCATGAATACACTCATTGTATATCCGAAGCCAACTGCTGCCGATAAAAACATTGATTGCTATATCGCAGTCGTGCCAAGTGCTGTTAGTAATGCCGAAGACTTATTAAGTAAGACCGGTGGCACCGTGGATGATAACATCCCTAACCTGCCGGAGGATTTTCATATTTTGCCAGCTTATTATGCTATTGCAGAAATCGGAGGATTAGACTTAAACAACCAGGCGGCAGCAGCTCGTTCGCAGCGCTGGTTCGCTCGCTACGAAAGGGAAGTAGGACGCCTTAAGCAACACGTCAGGAGTCTCAGCGAGTCGCCCCTCAAGCTGGGATCGGGAACAAGGCAGCCGATCATTGGCCGGGCCATGTTTCCCTGGGAAGTATAAATCTCGGGGGGCAGTGAGAGGGATGCGCGATGTTACGTTTTGTAGAAGACGATAATGGAGCAACAGATGGTGGTTTTGTAGGGGCGCCACCCGATAATAGCATTGCCCGCTCAGATGCCCGCCACGATGGTTTCACCGTTGGTTCCGGGGTATCCAGCCTTGATGGAACCCAGCTCGATAACCGCAAGGTTATTGAGTTTCAGAACCTTGGAAGCGAGGATGTGAAAATCATCGTTCAGAAGTCGGGGGATGCTGCCCCCGCTTCGGGGGATTTTGGATCCGGTGAGGGAACTGCCCTTGATGTCATGGTGTTGCGGAATGGAACGGATAAATCCATTAACTGTGGTACTGGCCTGAAGTTTTATGGCCTGTCCAATACGGGCAACCAGGAAGTGCGCGTTACTCAACTTGCGTAGGAGCGTGAAAACATGTCAACAATTTCAACGACAACCTCGGCCGGCGGTGGCGGTGTAACTGGCTTAACTGAACTTGCAGATGCAACTGAGAATGAACTGGTTAGTGTCCATGCTACGACTACTAAATTACAGGCAGAAGAAAACCTGACCTTTGCGAGCAAGAAGCTAAGTCTTTTTAATGAAGCGGATGAGATTGGCTCGGCTGGCTGGGTATCAAATGTTTTTACTATTGGAACAGAGGCATCAGGTGGGGGAGTATTGCAACCCAACGCTACTAAAGGTGGCCCCTTCTACTTTGGATATACCGCAGCAGCAACTTTCTGGCAGGGTGGATACGGGCAGTCCTACAGCTTAAATACTCAGCCCACTACAACCGCTGTGCATATTCGTAGTACAAGAACTTGGCATGAGCCAAGCGAAACATGGGTACAAGACCAAAATGGACGATTACAAATTTCAAACTATGACGGTAACCGTGGCGTTGAATTCCAAGAGGATAGCAATAAGTTCCACATATCTGCGCTTGGTGCCTCGTCAATAAACTTGAACTCAAACGCTAGTATCAGGTTGTGTGGCGCGGGAAAGATTGCAATGGGCGCTGGCTCTACTAACGTTCCCCCTACATCCATTTGTCATATCAACTCGGATGGAACATCCAATGATGTTACAGATACAGACGCGGATAAGGGGGAATATAGAAAACCCGTTGGCTTTAATTGCTCTCATTACGTTATGGCAAATGATGGACTAACTGCCACATCCGGTCATCAGGTCTGGGCGGCTTTCACTCCTAATCTCCGGCAAGGAAGTTCTGCTGGCTATACAGCTCTCAGGGTTAATGCCATTGAAACCGCAGTGGGAACTGGTGTAGATGGTGGCAAGATTCTCTTCGATGCGATGGTTGGAGAAACCACTAAGATGAACGTGGATAATACGGGGACTGTAAATATCGGTGGAACTGCAAATAGTGGACTACTAATGAGGTCAACGTCAGCCACTCCTGCCACGCCAACGCAAGATGTTGAAGCGCGGATATACGTTAAGGCAGACAGGCTTATAATTCAATTTGATGATGATGGACAAGAACGCTTCAAGTCCCTCGATCTTTCGGGAGAGAGTGTGACATGGGAACAAGGAACTTCAGAGCCTACGTAAGGAGGATGAATAATGCCTAGCTTTAAGATTACTATCGACGATGAGTGCGCTGAACATCTGGAAGGTCAGCGAGCAAAAATACAGGACAACCTTATAGGGTTATCAACGCTTGAAGAACCGCCACCCCCACCTTGGTTCGCAGGTTTCATGGATAATGTGGGAAGCTACATCCTGTACTTGGCAATTGACCATTGCAGGAACATAGAACGCCAGAGGGTAGGGGAAGAAAAAACGAAGGAAGGACAGGAAGCTATCGCTAAAGTAGATGCTCACATCACAACACTAACAGGGTCAGCGGAGGAGCTATCGTAGGGAGTCCCCATAATGCCTGACATTACCTTTGAGGATTTCCGGCTTGGCCTGAATACTTTCACGTCCCCTTTTAAGCTGCCCCCCCAGGCTGCTCAGCAGCTGGAGAATTTCAAGACAGAAGGAGCGCGGCTTGAATTGCCAAAGGACTTCGCGCAGCACGAATCCGTCCTGGTCACAGGCAACGCTACAATCCTTGGCGTTTATTACGATGGTAATACCAGGCACGTCATTATCCTTGAGTCAACCACACTCTACGATGTAAGTGACGGCTCGAAGACAAGCCTGAAAACCGGCGTATCGCTTGTCAATGACAGCCAGATGACAAAAGGGTTCGGGCAAGCCTGGCTCGCTACGGGGACACAAGGGCTTCGAGTTAAGTATGGGGAAACTACGGCATATAATTGGGGCGTCACCAAGGAAGCCAGCGCGGTACCTACGGTTGCCGTTAATGTGACCACCGGCAATCTTAATGGAACATATACTTATGCGTTCAGCTGGGTTGCTAATGACGACAGCGAGAGCAACCTTTCCCCGGCCTCAGCGGAAGTAGCCCCGGCGACTCAGCAAGTGACCGTTACCGGGTTGCCAACAACGAACGCCGACCCCCAGGTAACGAAGAAACGTGTTTACCGTAAGGGCGGCCTCAAGAATGATGCTTACAGATATATCGGCATGGAATTGCCGCTGCTGACGGCGGGCGGCACGGATAACGAAGGCGACGATCAATTAACCGGGACAACCCAGGGAACGACAGGCTACATCCACCGTGATCGTTTTGACCCGCCCCCTTCCTTTACGCAGGTGGAATTCTGGGAAGGGCGCCTTTGGGGCACAATCTTTAACAGCTCAACATTGTATGCTTCCACGGCGGCAATGCCCTTTGCCTTCCCAACTATAGCCAGCCTGGACCCGGAGGAAGGTCGAACCCTTGAAATCGGCCAGGACGATGGCGATGTGATTACGGGGATTGTCGGCTCCGGCGACCTGTTGGTTATTTTCAAGAAGAACCGCCATTACCGCTTGCAGTTTAATGACTTCGAGGACTTCGACCTGAAGCTGGCACGCACGCCGATTGGCTGCATTTCCGGCAATAGTATTACTCAATTCCATGAGGCAACCACTACGGGAGCCCCCTCTTCAACGAGTATTGGATTTTTAAGTCACGACGGTTATTACATTATGGACGCAACAGGGGCCGCTATCAGGATAAGCCAGCCTGTCGATAACGTATGGGATCCCGCTAGCGGTCATATGGCCAGCTACGACCACAGGAACCGCCAGTTGTGGTGCTTTATGGCTACGAATAAAGCGTATGTTTGGAGAACGGATCTCCAGACATGGCGCACGCACAAGCCCCACACCGGCATATTTGGCTCGACGATCAGTCCAACCGGCCACGCATTGCTTGACGGCGGGGCCGATAAACGTGAGCTCATTATCAGTAACGGCGGTAAGCTATGGGAAGCTAATAGTGTAAATTCTACCCTCGATGTAGTTTGGGAGAGTCCCAGGGTTTCCAATAATGCGCTCGGGATGGCAGACAGCCAGTTCGTCCTGGATCATATTTCCATCAAGAGAGCCATATCCTCCGACCCCTCAGACAGCCTGACAATGACAGTTACCGTGGAAGATGCGGCACGGACATATACGCTCAACGCCGCAGCGCTAACAGGGTATGAAAGCGTGATACGTCTTCATTCAGACTTAATCGGCACCTGGTTTAGCGTGAAATTGCACGGCGCAGTCGGCGCTACCTGGCAGATCGAAAACCTGACGGTTCACTACGATACCCACCGGCACCTGGAGTAAAATGGCCATTCCGATTCGGCTAGGGTCCCTAAAGAAGTTCAGGATAGCAGGCGACATTGATGAGGATACTCGATACAACCTGCAACGCCTCCAGAAAGCGATCAGGCAAGTGGACTCACAGACGCCTACAATCGCGGCCCTGGATACTGACACCGTAACCATTTCGGGCGTTGGAGCAAGACCCCTCACTGCAAAACGGATGACGATAGATGCGGGGCTGCTAGGCTCTAACGGTATGGTCCGGTTGATTTTCCGCATAGATACAAACGACGCAAGCGGCCCTACAACAGTCAGGATGAAATACGGGGGGAAGGTTCTTGCATACGTGGATTGCCCGGTGGACGAAACCCTGCTTTTCGAGGGAACGTTCTGGAACGTGAACTCAGGAAGCCAACAGGGGTTTCTAACGGATCGCACGGGCACCGTCTCGGAGTGCGTATCGGGAACGGGCGAGGCAGATTCCTCGGCGGAACAGGAAGTAGGGGTTGAAGTGGCATTGTATTCTGGCGCTGACACAGTAAAAATAAGTGGTTTTGTAGCAGAGGTATTAGCACAATAGGAAAGGTGATTAACAATGGAACCCATTACAATGGTGGCATTGGGTCTAGGGGCTCTTTCGTCCCTGCTCGGCAGTAGCGAAGCGAGGAAAAACAGGAAACTTGCCAAGGAAATGTATGATCAGCAAAAACCCCTGATCGAGCAACAAATCAAAAACGCGATGGACATTGACCCGGCGTTCCGTGAAGCCATCAATATATTTCTGGAACGTGCGGGCATGACACAACGGCTGGATACGTTTGCATTGCCAGACGAACCCAGCTTTGATGAAAAAAAGGCATTGATGCTGCAATATTACCAGTTTGCTAAGCCACCCGGCACAGAAGGTCATAATGAAATGGCCGTCCTTTTCGCTACACCCGGCCTAAATGAGAACGCCTACAAAACCAAATGGAATGTTCAGAAATGGTGGGACAACTGGGGCGGGAAAAAATGGTGGGAGGAGAAGGAACGCATAAGTCACGAGGGGATTACGAGGCACCCCCATACAGGTGCCGCCGCCGATGCACGCAGACGCAGACAGGCGAATCTGGAAGCCCGTGGCTTTCTCTTCGAGGAACAGGAAGAAGATGTTAACACGCTGCAACGCAAGGTACAGAAGCAAATGAGCCGTGCACGGGCAGATGCTGAAAAGGGATTCCGCAACCAGGGGATGAGTCCCGAGCAAGCCCGCCAAGCCGTCAACCATCAATACGGCCCATTGGAAGCTGAAATGCAGACGGCTATTGTGGAGCGTGCCCGCGCAGGGGCTCGCAAGGAAAAGCTGGCACGCCTGAAAGATGCAATGGACGCGATCAACCAGGCGAAAGCAGGCGGACCGAACGCGGCAGCAGCACTGCGCGACATGGCTCGTTCAGCCGAAGCCCGAGGGATCACCGACCTGGCGCCCCTGGCTGACATGGTTAGCAATATCGTATACAGTCGGGAAGTGCGGCGTAATCAACAAGACGCTGCCCGTCAGAGAGGGCTATCCGGCACTAACAACGGCTACACGCCCCTTACCAATGTGTCCTTAGGCCAAAGTTATTCTCCTTACGTCCAACACGCTTAGAACCGTAGGTGATTATTCATGATCCTGGAAGACATCTTAAGAGTAGCCGCCACGATGGGGCAGGGCCTTATCAAGGGCAAAGTCGCTGCCGAGGAGACGCACTATAAGCGTGAGCCCGAGCTAAGAAAGAGACTGGCATTAGAAAGGTTCCAGGAATTTGTAAATCAAGCCAGTGGAGAAGAGTCAAAGCCGTCTACGATGAGACGCGGCAGCGAAGAATCGGTGGAGAAGCTGGCAAGCTCTATTCCCATGCCCCATGATGTTGCACCAATGACTGCCCGGGAACCCAGGGGCATGGCGAAATTGCCGCCCGCCCGGGAAGACCAGCCATTTCTGGCGGATGTCCAAAAGCATATCAAAGGGGAGCCAGACCTGATAGGCGATCTAATGGCGCAAATAGAGGAGAGTCCTGATGGGGAAGAGAAGAAGCCTAAAAGGAAAACCTGGGAGGAAATAGTAAAAAGCCCACAATTCTTGGAATACATGCTGGCAACTGGGCAGGTGTCTTCGCTGTCCAGCATAATGAAAACTGTGCGGGGAGTGAAACCCCAGGACAGGGCTCGTTGGATAAAAGCACTCCGGGACAAGGCAAAAGATGAAGACCGGAATATAACGAACGCCGAAGCCATGGAGCTGGGCTATCAGATGGGCATACCACAGGATGACCCCACGATGCTTGCTCTATCTTTTAACCCAAGCGCAATTCATACGAGGGCGCCTTCTGCATCGGAGCTGACTCCTCAACAGGTCGCTGAGCGGGCAGGGAAGGCTCTTAATGTTATCCCGTTGCCCGGGGAATCCCTTTCTAACTTCCTTCAAAGACTGGCAACAGCGTTTGCTAGCGCTAGCCCCGACTTGCAAGCACAGTTGGCCGGCCTATACCCGTCGTTGGAGATTACACAAAAATTCCGGGACAGGAAAGCTGTTCTCGATGCAAATATTAAGAAGGCTGACGATACTCTAGCTTGGGCCCAATTAAGATTTAACACGGAGACCAACATAAAGGAAAAAAACAATTACCGAACGTTCATGATGAAAGTTGCTACATTCAAGTCGAAGATCAGAAGAGATAACGAGACGGCGACCAGGCAGGCATTTGCTGAGCTTCTTGACGTAGCCAAGTTAGCCCAGGATTATGGCCCCTCCATGAAAAGAATTGTAGAAAAGGCGACGGACCGTTGGAACACCATAGCTGCGAAGAAAACGCTTGAAGGGTCGGATATTGCCACCATGTTGAACGATATAGATGAGATGGTCAAGAATCCTGGGTGGTGGACTTCCGGCTCAACAGGAAAGCCGGGG